ATATGCACTTGCAACACCAAATAATGAGCGAGAGAGCAGAAAAGGACATACAACACATGAAAGAACTTAAACGAAAATATGGAGTTTTACTATGAGACGAAGTGATATAGCAGGTCCTAGGTTTCTGAATAGACCAGTCAAATGTTATAACTGTCAGAAGGTTACTAAACCAGAGATAATAAAAATGACAGGTACAAAAGCTGGAGAAAAGTACACTGGTAATCTTGAAGTTAAAAAAGAGATACCAGTGGTGGATATTAATGGTAGAGTTAGATATAACTACGAACTTTTCACTGGCAAGTATGTTCAAAAGTTTGGATACTTTTGTTCCGTGAACTGTGGTCTAGTGTGGGCCTGTCATAATATCCAGGCAAGGTTTGATGCTAAAAAGGAAAAGAATACTGGTCTGTCAGATGAGAATAAAAATGTATTGTCAGTGTTTAAAGAAACTCTGAAGAAGGCAAGTAAGTGATTTTAAAAAAAATTAAAATTCATGCAATAAGTGTTCCAAATGTCTGA